TGATCCACGCCGGGCATATCTCAATGCTGGAGGAGGCTGCGTCGCTGTGCGACACGCTGATTTGCGGCCTGCACGTTGACCCGAGCACCGAGCGGGTTGAGAAGTCAAAGCCCGTGCAGCCCCTGTCCGAGCGGTATATCCAGCTCTCGGCCATCAAGTACGTTGGCAGGATCATCCCGTACCAGACCGAGGAGGAGCTGCTCCAGATCATCGCCTTGGTGCGGCCCAACATTCGGTTCTTGGGCGAGGAGTATCGCGACAAGGCCTTCACGGGCCGGGAACTCTGTGAGAGCCTTGGCGTCCACATTCACTACAACAGCCGGAGGCATGGCCTGTCTTCGACCCTGCAGCGCGCGAGGCTGGCACATGCCTATCCTGATCACCGGACATAGGGGCTTCATCGGCCAGAACATGATGGACGCGCTGCCGGGTTCCGTGGGCCACGAGTGGGGCGACGGCGAGCCTAACCTTGACGGCATCGACAGGGTTATCCACCTCGGCGCGATTAGCAGCACGGCATGTCGGGATTGGGATGCGCTCTTGCAGCAGAACGTCATCTCTTCCGTGCGGCTCATCACGGCCTGCGATGAGCGTGGCATCCCCATCCAGATCGCCTCGTCGGCTGCCGTCTATGGCCCCGACAACACCACCTTCGTTGAGACCGACAAGCCGCAGCCACTGAACCCTTACGCGCTGTCTAAGTTCATCGTGGAGAAATACGTCGAGCGTCATAAGTGGTCTGCTCCCGTGCAGCTCTTTCGGTACTTCAACGTCTATGGCCCGCATGAGGATCACAAGGATCAGCCGTCGCCGCACAACCTCTTCCGGCGGCAGGCGGCTGACGGTGTGATCAAGGTGTTTGAGGGCAGTGAGAATTTTCGGCGCGACTTCGTCCCAGTCGAAACCGTTATCGACATTCACAAGCGCTTCTTTGACCTACCCGTCTCGGGCGTGTACAATGTCGGCACCGGAGAAACGGCCTCATTCATGGACGTGGCTCGGCGGGTTGCCTCTGAGACGGGGGCAGAAATCAAAGAGGTGCCTATGCCTGAGCATCTGAAACGCAACTACCAATCCTACACACGGGCTGACATGGCGAAAACTCGCAAGGCTTTGGGGTTGGTATGATGACGCTCAAAATGCCGCGTCGCTGCGGCGCTGTGCGGAATCGGCCTGTACTTCTGGGGCCGCTATCTGGGAGGTAGTGATGGCACTTGAACACTGGGTATGGCCTGCCTTTGCCATCGGCATCGGTTTGATTTTTTATTTTAGCGGTGACGGTTTCTATCGTTACCCTTGCCAAGACCCGAAAAACTGGGCTGCGTTAGAATGCCAGCCCCCAATCTGCCTTCGTACCAAAAACTGCGCTGACGACCTGACGGGAGGGGTTGCGCCATGAAGAAGAATGACCCTGATTTTCTGGAAGCGAAGCTGCGTTATTTTGTCGGCGTTTCTCTGACCCTGATCCTCGGTGGCAGCATCTTCATCATCCTCTACTCGCTAGTTTTTGTAACGCAGCCTTTGGGCGAAAGCTCTGAGAATGACCGCGCACTGTTTTCCATCCTCACCCCAATTGCCAGCTTTATCACTGGCGCCCTCGGCGGCGTCATGGCAGCTGGCAACAACCGCAAACGCGACGATGATTCGCCTGCACAGGAGTCTGAATAATGATCGGCAAGATTATGAACATGTTCATGGGCCGCAAACTGAAAGAGAAGGCGGTTGACGCAGTGTTAGACAAGGTGAACCTGCCTGACCCGGTAGAGAACGCAATCAAGGCGGCGGCCACGGGCAACGTCGGTGATTTGCTCGGCGGCACGGGCCAAGACGTGGCGAAAGAGGCCGTGATGGATGCGGTTGCCAAGAAAGTACGGATCAGGAAACCGAAAAAATGACATTGCTGACCGTAGATCAACTGCGTGCCATGATCCCGACCAACAAGGAGGTCGAGGCATGGTGCGAGGAACTCAACAAGGCGTTGCCCAAATACGACATCACGACGCCGCAAAGGATTGCTGCCTTTACCAGCCAGTGCGCCCATGAGAGCATGGACTTCAACGCGCTGTCTGAGAACCTGAACTACCGCCAAGAAACCCTACTCAAGGTGTTCCCGCGCTATTTCGGACCCGGCAAGCGCAACGCTGCAGAGTACGCGCGCAATCCAGAAAAGATTGCGAACTACGTCTACATGGACGAGTTCCGCACATCAAAGCTGGGCAACGTGCACCCCGGCGATGGCTGGCGCTTCCGTGGCCGTGGGCTGAAGCAGTTGACCGGGCGTGACAACTACAGCCGCTTCGCCAAAGACTACGACATGACAGCGGAGCAAGCCGCCGAGTGGCTGGAGACCAAGGAAGGTGCGCTGGCCTCGGCTCTGTGGTTCTGGAACACCAACAAGCTAAACGCCATCGCAGACACTGGCAACGTGGCCGCGCTGACCAAAAAGATCAACGGCGGCAACATCGGCTTGGCAGACCGTCAGGCGCGCTACGCTAGGTGCATGGCGGCTTTGGGTGGGAAGGTATCTGCCCCCGCTCCGAAAGCCGCTCCTGCGGCCCCCGTTGTGACCCTGCGCAAGGGTGCCAAGGGTGACGCCGTCAAGCGCATGCAGGCCGCGCTGCGGATTAAGGCTGACGGTGACTTTGGCCCCGGCACGGAAGCTGCGTTGAAAAGGTGGCAGGCGGCCAACGGCTTGGTCGCTGACGGTGTGGCTGGCCCTAAAACGCTTTCCAAGCTTTTGGGATAACTGCCAGAGCCACTGGCCACTTACGTTGAATCCGGGGCGCGCTAAATTGGGTTGCCTCTCACTGCCTTTCAAGGCTATAATTCACCGCACGGGCGCATGCTGCAACAGCCAGCGGAAACTAAATCCGGAGTCCGCATGGCATACAGCATGACCTATGACAGCTTGTTAACGGACGTGCGCCGTTATCTTGAGCGTGGTTTCACCGCTGAGAGCGATCAGATCGTCTACGAGCAGCTGCCCCGTTTGATTACGCTGGGCGAGCGCCGGATTGCGCGTGAGCTGAAAATCCAAGGCTTCATCCGCGCGGTGCAGACCCCGCTGCAGGTGGGCGTCGCGGTTTACCTCAAGCCCGATCGGTGGCGCGACACGATCAGCATGACCGTCAACGGCTCGCCGATCTTCGCCCGCTCGTATGAATACTGCCGCAGCTACTGGCCCAATGAGGCCCAAACCAGCGCGCCTCAGTTCTATGCTGACTACGACTACCAGCACTGGCTGATCACGCCGACCCCGGCCACCGCCCAGACGCTTGAGGTTCTCTACTATGAGCAGCCTCGCTTCTTGGGCGATGACTTTCAAACTAATTGGCTTACTGAATACGCTCCAGACCTTCTGCTTTATGCGGCGCTGCTTGAGGCGGCACCGTTCCTGAAGAAAGACGAGCGCATTCAGACTTGGCAAGGGATGTACGACCGTTCCGCTCAGGCTCTGAACGGAGAAGACCTGAAGCGCATCATGGATCGTTCGGCTAACAGGAGCGAAGCGTAATGCCTATTTACACAGATGTGTTCGGCGGCGCGAACATTTACCCCAGCGAGATCAGCTACAGCTCCGTTGCCCTGACGACGGACATCACGCTCAGCTGGCCCGAGGAGACGTCGACCAACGTCAACCTTGCCACACGCATCATGGACGTTACCCCGTCCACCACCGGGCTGAGCATCATCCTGCCCGACGCCAGCAAGACCGGCACCGGCAATACCATCCTGTTTAACAACCGTGGCGCTAACACCTTCACGGTGCGGGACGCGACGGGCGTGCAGGTCGTCACGGTCGCGGCGGGCACATTGTGGCAAATCTACCTGACCAACAACTCGACGGCGGCTGGCGTTTGGCGCTCTCTGCAGTATGGCGCCACGACATCTGTTGCCAACGCCTCGGCTCTCGCTGGCACGGGCATCGTCGCCGTCGGCGCGCTCCTGAGCCAGTCGGTTCCGGTCACGTCGTTCAACTCCAACTACACCACCACGCTGGCTGACCGCGCCAAGATGTTCAACTGGACGGGCGCGGGCGGCACGCTGACGCTGCCGGACCCGGTCACGGTCGGCAACAACTGGTTCATCTACCTGCGCAACTCGGGCAGCGGGGCAATCTCTGCTGATGCGCCGGGCTTCACCCTAATCAACGGTGACTCGTTCCTGAGCTTCCAGCCGGGCGAGTCGGCGATCATCGCCTGCGACGGCAGCAACTTCTACACCATCGGCTTCGGTCAATCGGCGACGTTCGCGTTTGATTATACTGTGATCGACGTGGCCGGGACGGGCAACTACACGCTGGTCGGCACCGAACTCAACCGCGTGGCATATCGCTTCACGGGCCTGCTGACGGGCAATCGCAACATTATTGTGCCCGCCACGGTGCAGCAGTATTGGGTCGATAACCGGACCACCGGCTCCTACACGCTGACCGTCAAGACGCCCGCTGGCCTCGGTGTGAGCGTCGCTCAGAACCAGCGTGCGATCCTCTACTCTGACGGCACCGATGTGCTGGACGCTGACACGGCAGGCATCTCGATCCCTCTCGACGTCTCTCAGGGCGGCACGGGCGCAACCAGCGCAGGCGCGGCCCTCATCAAT